CTGCATAGATATTCACAGTATTAGAACCAGCATACTCGATACGATTATTAGCAGTACTTTCTAGGTGCACATTTGATACTTGTAAAGTTGACATTTTGGTTCCTTTATGTAATCAATGATGCTTGTTGAAACAAATCATCTACTTGTGCATCAGTAAGACCTAATTCAGGTTGAAGTGCAAGAATGAACAGTGAGTTTCGTTCAAAAGATGTTGCTACTTCCCAAGCAATTTTAAGTTCAGGATTATCAGAAGTATTTACAGTAGTAACAACCGAATCATAAAGACCAGAACGAGATAGTTGAATCTTTGCCTGATATGCAGTCACCTGTGTTACTGGAGGTGCTGGTGGTGCAACATATGGACTGATTGTATTGCCTTGGTCTAACCATTCTTGAACTTGATTAGGAATTTGACCATCTGCTAGCGGATAAGGAACAAACCAAACTTGACCTTGTTCATTAGTCCATTTGATTTGAGTATTTTCTTCATTTGTGAATACTGCTTCCATTTTATTGTTCCTTACATTCTAGCATTTGCAATATATGACCTTTGCGTGCAGTATGCATCACCAGCACCACTAGTAATCATTTGATTCTCCACGCTATCAATTTCTGGATCTTGAAGTGTGTTACTTGAAATATTCCCTGATACTAAACCGCCTGATGGTCCAGCCATTGTTGGTGCAACTCGCATACTATTAGGAAAATAAGCACGATTTGTATAAACATAACCAGCTGCAGCAGCATAAGCACGAATAGATACAAAACCTTTATGATAATATCTTTGGCACTCTTGCAAATCAGTATCATAATGAGGCAATTCAAATCTTGGTGCTAAACCAGTTGAATCTGGGTCTGCATAAAGACCGACATCAAAGATTTCAAAAACATCAGAAGTAGTTCCAATACCATTGGATGTTGATGATGTTCCGTAATACTGTCCTGCTTGCCAAGCATCTGCTGTTGTTTGATAGGTGGAACCTACTGCAAAGGTGAAGACTATACTAAATGATATAGTGTTATCTTTATTCCAAGTTCCTGAAGTATCACCAGGAATTGTTAGTGTCTGAAGGGTATCAGTATTTGCATCATCTCCTGAGATAGTGAATTCACGAATAAAGGAACGAGTGGCATCATGGTTTGCCATAGCAAACGCATAAGTTCCAGCAGGACCTTTGAAACCAAATCTAAGTACCACATCAGTGGCATTCGCTGTACCCCATTGCAAATCAGCAGTTCTTAGACCTTCAATGTATTGAACAAAAGCAGCAATTTGACCCGAAGCAATAGAAGTATCTGCTGATGTTACTGTCATTCTAATTCTATTTTCTGAACCACCAGGAGTTGCTGAATCCACTTGTTGCGTTGTTAATGTACCATCTTGAATTTGTGACATAAACCACTGGTCCACTGGATAATAACCATTAGTAGTTCCACTACTTGTCCCATTCTCTTGACTTATACGCATTCCAGGATTGACAATGTAGTTTTTAGGAACTCTAAAGTTTAATCCATTTTGAGTTATACCAGTAGAAGTGATAGCAGTATTAACAGATGAGTTACCGATTGATAAATTATCAATATTGTTAATTGAAGTAGAACCATTTGCAGCTAATACAATTTCAGGACCACTAGTATTACCAGTTTTCAGTGTTAAGTCTGTAGTACTATTAGCAGTATTAATGGTTGTTACACTAAGTGTGCTCATATCAGTTCCTTATGAAATTTGTGATGCTTGTTGGAACAAATCATCTACTTGTTCATCAGTAAGACCTAATTCAGGTTGAAGTGCCAAAATAAAAGGTGAGTTTCGTTCAAAAACTGATGCCATTTCCCAAGCAATCTTTAATTCAGGATTATCAGAAGTATTTACAGTAGTAACAACTGAATCATAAAGACCTGCTCTTGATAGTTGAATCTTTGCTTGATATGCAGTCACCTGTGTTACCGGGGGCGGTGGAGGTGGTATATATGGCTCTGGTGTGTTACCTTCAGATAACCATTCTAGATATTCTTGATAGTCTCTATTGCCACCATCGAATGGAATAAAAACATTATCTGATAATCTTTGGACTGTTGTTTCTGATTGTGTTAATCTATACATTGTTGTTGCCTTTTATAATTCGCAGGATGCGGATAAAAATCCGTTTATGAAATTAGTAGGATATGCTAACAACATATTTGGAGAAGTCATACCACCCCCACTAACAACTAAAGAGATAAGAGTTCCGGATATTGATGGATAAACGGCTGAGAGACTCGTTACAATTCTAATGCTGACTGTTGTCTCTGTTATTTGAGAACTCCCTGTTCCAACAAGCGATATTGTTGGTGTTGCTCTTTTGGGTATTACGAAATTGAAAGACATGTCTCCAGTTGTTGACGAGGTGACTCGGCCTACACCTGATTGTCCAAACAGTTCATAATACCTCTGACACATTGCTAACTCTGTTCCCAATGGTCGTACCTCAAATGGGGTCGCAACACTTCCTACCTCTAATTGAACCTGTGCTATATCAAATGTACCTGATTGTTGGCCGAGTGAATTGGTTCGTGAGTTGTAGTCAGACCCAGCATCAAACCAAAAAGTTGGTCCAAACCAATCATTATTATCGGTTCCTAATGTTTTACCCGAAATAGATGGAACACTAACTGTAATAGTAAATTTTTGCCAAGATGTTGTTAAGGCACAAGTTGTTACTCCAATTCCAGTCACAGATGATGATGGACTTCCACCTGATCCAAAATATTGGGCAAAATCAACTGCCATATTTTTAGAGGCATCTGCTTTTGCCCAGAATGATAATGTTGCTGTTTGACCAGCAAAAGTTCTGAGAGATTCTATTGGTTGATATAAAATACAATAATTACTAGCACCAGCAACAGATGTTACAACAACTCTATGAAAATATGATGGCTCATTTGGTACATCTGTTTGACCCAATGTAAATGCTTGTCTTGAAGAAGTAAAAGTTGAACCCGTAACATTAGTTCTCCATCTATCGGACAAATACCCATCAGTAGACGTACTCGTTCCTCTCTGCCAAAAGTCAAAGTTACCGTTGATGATTTTATTTCTAAATGATTGGACTGGTGATATGTTATCTCCATTTTGAGTAATACCAGTTGAAGTAATGGCAGTATTTACGGTAGAGTTACCAATGGCAACAGATGATGTGTTTACTGTAATATTACCAACTGATAAATCACTTAATCCTGAGATAGTATTTACAATTAATTCTGACATTATGCTATTACCACCCTTGCTCCAGTATCGATTGTTAATGTATTACCAGAACCAATAGTAATTGGTCCAACCATCAAAGCATTTTCACCAGCAATAACAGTAATATTATTACTTTGAGTATTACTATTAATTCTCATTAGATTATTAGCAGCTGCAGCATCACCGATTGGTCCATCATTACCTTTAAAGTATGCAGAACCACCACCAGCGATGGCACCCCATTGACCATTGGCATAACCTTCAAATTGATTATCATCTGTATTATAACGGAAAGAACCATTGGCTGCAGCAGGTCTTTGTGCAGTATTACCAATTGGAATTAGAATAGAATCAGTTGATCCGCTAAAATCGATAGCGCCATCGACAGTTAGATTTTCATCGACAGTAACAGAACCATTTACAGTAAGACCTGTTCCATTCAACAATTTTAGATCACTGGAAGTTTGGCGTGATACAATAGTGATAGAACCATTCTTATGAACTGCATATTCAATCAAACCATCTTCTGTGCCATTTGTAACATCTGACGTCTTGCCAGTGATCTTTGCATAAACTTTTTTACCACCGGTATCATTTTCACCAGTAAATTTGAGTTGGCCAAGATAGTCACCATCATCTGGCGATGCAGAATTACGATAAAGTTCTAACTCAGGCGATGCATCAGATGTGGCATTAGTAGATGTAATAAGAAGAGCAGGATCTGTTGTTGAATCAACGTTGATTTTTATCTGCTGATCCCATTCGGCACCAGATAGTTGAAAGACACCAGTTCCATTTGATGAATATAACTTCTGGTCAGTGATATTCAATGCTAATTCACCGGTATCAATTTGACCGGTGGTTGGTGTTTTTCCTGCGACCGAAGATCTCTTCAGCTGAATTGTTGTGTTTGCCATGTGGCCATTCCCTATTCAGTATGTACTGAGAGTTAGAATCTGCCCCCGTCTTCAAATATTTTAAGCTTCGATTTAGGAACAAGATTTTTCAAGGCTTGGTTTTCATCCCAAACCATTTGCATCTCACTATTAACTCTGGTTATTTCACGCTGAAGACTTTCTACCTTATTTAAGGTTTCATCGCGTTCTGCTTTAAGTCGGTCACGCTCTTTAGACGCTTTTATATAAGAATCCTTTTCTTCGCGCAATGCATCACGTTCATTTGTAAGAGTTTTGATACTCTCTGTAATTTGCAATTGAATTTCATTCTGATGCATAAGAGTTTCTTGTGCATTTGTTATTTCATTTTCTTTTGTTTTGATTGCTGACTTCAAATTATCGATAGTCATTTCAAGATTCATAATTTTACGAACCATTTCTAAAGCAAAGGTCTCTTGCTTTTGAATATATGCAATAGCATACTTTTCCTTTGCACTCACTTCAACAACTTCATCATTCATATATCACCTATGTTTTCAAAGCAGTCATAAAACTATTCAGATCAGTGTCATAATCCGTAGTATCTATATTGCCAGAAATGTGATTGTTTGAATATTTGGTTATGGTGCCTATTGACTCTTCTGTTGAACGCTCAAGAATGCTATATGTATAGTCACCCATTGATTCTGTTCTGAGAATAGTCAAATCTGCTCCAGTTACACTACACACAGGGCCATTGATGATGTTGTTAATGACATTTGCAATGAACTTTTTTTCTTTTGATGACAATGTGTGTGTCATTAGAATGACCCACCATCAAGAACATCATACACAAGAGCAGTACCATTCGACTGAAGAACACGACCATCTGCACCAAGACCTAGCTTATTAAAGCCATTTGTTGAATTAGCAACAAGTAAATCTTGATCAGAATATGATGCCAAACCAGTACCACCAGATGTTCCAGGAAGTGCTGTTGTAAGACTCAGTGTATTCGCAGTAAGAGCAACAGAAACCGTTGAGTTGGCAGTAATATTCGTGACTGTAGAATTTGCAATCAATGCACTTGATTCGACATATGCTACAAGCGTGGCTTGATTATATGAAGCTTCAGCGGTACCAACGGTGGTGGTTGGTTCAACAGTCAGATTGTCAAACAGTTTGAACTTACCATTGTCAGAAGCATCACGAGCAAGGCCTGCATATCTAGCAGATCCATCATTATAGTTACCATAGAAGCCAAGATCAAGAGTATCTGCACTGTTGTCTGATGCCAATTCAATCAACGAATCACTAACAGAAAGTGTTGTGGTATCAATTGTCGTTAATGTGCCATTGATATCAAGATTACCAGAAACAACAAGATCATTGAATGTAACATTATCAGATGTGCCAACTGCCTGACCGATAAACACACCAGTTGAGTTTGAAGTAACGCCTGTGTTAGCAAGAACATGAACACCGGTTGAGTTGGCAACAACGCCATCGCCTGCAGTGACAGCAAAAGATCTTGAGGTAGTGATATCACCGCCACCTGTTAGACCATCACCAGCAGTAAGAGTAATACCAGAGTGTGCAATATGCTCATCTGCAACAAAGTTCAAAAGTGTATCATGATCGATATCTACTGAACTGGCAGCGGTTAAACGACCCTTTGCATCAACCGTAAATGAACCAACAGAATTCGCATCACCATATGATGCAGCAGAAACTCCAGTTGATACTAATGTCAATGCGCCAGTATCAGCAAGAGTAGCATCACCTGACATGACATTATCAATCCATTTTGATGTGTCATTATCATATAACAACATTGCGCCATCAGCAGGAGTTGTTATGTTAGTATCAGTTAAAAGAGCAAGAGTCTCTGTGTTGTCACCCCAATAAACACCGCCTGTTGAATTGGAAAACAAGAGCTGGCCATCAGTACCAAAAGAGCCATTGGCTTGTAAATTGGTTGGAACTAAGTTTGCTGTTATAACTTTATCGATGCCAAGTGTTGAGTTTGCCACAAGAGCTTGGTTGGCAGTTAATGTACCTGGATTACGTGAGCCAGCAATTGCCGTAACAGTATTTGCACCATCGGCAGCGCCAATATAGAGAATATCTCCGTTTGACGCAAAGGCCAATTCACCTTCGCCGAGTGATGACGGTACAGCTGAATTAGTACTGCGCTTTATTTGAATGAGGTTTGCCATTATTTTTTATTCCTTATTAGAAGCTACCGCCATCAAGATCCATTTCTTTTACAACATAGGTGTCTGTTTCAGCATCATAGACAAGAGTAGAATTTTCAACTTCGCCACTTGCATCGACATCAAGCAGAGTATCAATGCGACGATTGTTTTGCGCAAGACTAACAGTAGATCCAGTGGTACTTAAACCAGAACTCGCTGATCCTGTGATTTTTGCTGTTATGGTTGAACCTGCATTAACTTTTATGCGTATCGACATTAGTATGAAGCCTCACCAATAACACGTGCTAACCCTTCGATTACTCGGATTGTAGAAAACTCATTGGCAATTTTCATATCATACACATATGTTTCACTATCCATTGTTGTGGTAGTATTGGCAGATAGTGTTATTGTAATCGTTGCGGCCGCAATATTGGCAGTTGTTGTGAATGCAATTGCATTTGCCGAATCATAATGCTTACGCAGCTTTGCTGTTACCGTATAACCTGTTAAATCAATACCAGATCCGTCTGGATCAGTTACGGTAACTGTAGTGCTAAACGTTGCACCACGATCGATTGTTATATTATGTACTGCCATTAGAATGCACTCAATGATATACGCTTAAGTGTATTATTTGCTGTTGCAACATACAGAAAGTCAGCATCATAGAACACAGTGCCTTGTGCAACTGTGATTGCTGAGTTGGCAGGAGTTGTTGTCTGTAGAACAACGTTTGCGGATGTGTTACCAAACAAAACATTGACATCAAGGCTCATAGATGTAACATTGCCCGATGTATTACTGGACAAGAGTAGCTTATCACTTGATTGTGGATTGGTGCATGCTACAAGTGCCGACACCTTAACACTGTTATTGGCCATATGAACCTCCTAGTTGGGGAGGAACAGCCCGTGAGCTGTTCCTGTTTCTATTAATGCTTACCCGGTTAATGTAGATGTTAGCGCAATTCCATCGGCTGCTATGCATCTTCCCAAGGGCGTCTCGTTTTCTGTTGAATTGTATGCATTATTTGGTCAAATCGAGAAGGCTTCTTTGCTAATCCGATGACTGAACCCTGTTTTCTCGCAGTCCATTTGGCCAATGGTTCATTTCTAGCACCCGTTTCTCTTCCTCGTAATTGCGCGTTTCGCTCACGCCATTTTTTTGTCCGCGCTCTCATGCGGTCCAAGTCGTTTTTCCCCCAATCATCATTAATTTTTTGACCTACTCTTTTGTTTTTTCTATAATCTGTATCAATTCGCTTTCGCACATCTGCGAACGTCGCACCGGCTTCCATCCACAGTTGATATTGTTCTGTTAATGTTTTTGGCATTTTCAAACTCCTTAAAAGGGAACCGAAGTCCCCCTTGATTTTAGCTATCAGGATACTGTGTATCGTCATCAGCGTCATTTGTGATCGAGCTAGAAGCAACGAGAACTTCATGCTGAACACGACCTGACTTATTGCCAGAAAGCGCTGTGCGACGAACCCAACCGGCATGTGGTACACCAGCAGTTGCACCAACTTCATCGGTATCAACACCAAAGACAGCAGCAGGATCACCACCAACTTCTGACGTTGCAACGAATGTTGGGCATTCCTGAAGTGTGTAGTTATTACCAGCGTCAACAGTTGTGATTGCAGAACCGTTTTCAGCAATAACAGTGCAAGATGTGTTTGATGCAATAGCTGTAATCAGAAGGGTCTGACCATCATCAGTGACATTGAGGAAGTCACCAACTTTAGCTTCTGTGTCAAACAGTGTTGCAGTACCAGTGACAGCGCCACCGGTTGTGATTGCGACAGTACCAGTTGATGTCTTGTCGTCTTTATTTCCCCATAGTGCCATTGTAGTCTCCTTGTCTGGGTTTAGTTATATTTATTTATTTGCGGACTGCAGAGATTGCTGCTGCAGCACGTGCAATATTATTTCTTGATTGTGCATCAGCTGATGTAGCATCTTTATAATGAGATAAGGCAACAGTCTGAATAGCTTTTTCTGGATCGCCATTTTTCCAATGATCATGTTCTTTTGCCTTATTACGAATGTGTTCGGCGTTATTAGTGACATGACTCAAGAAATCAGCGCGCTCACGATTTGGAACATGCTCTGTGCCAACCAATGGCATTGCAACTTTTTGGATTTTAACATTATTATATTTCTGCAGTTCAGACTCATCCTTTTTAGCAGCGTTATCACTTGGCGGTGGTGCTGCTGCCTTTTTTGCTGCAAGCTTCTCTCCGGCAGGGCCCATGCCTTTCTCGGCATATTCTTGTCCCTGACCAGCAGCTTTCATTTTATTCATAAGATCAGAAAGCTTTTTCTGTGCACCAGGTACTTTATTTTTGACGTCAGCTTGTAGTCTTTTCATCTGGCTTCGGCTTTCACCAAGAACAACACGCTTGACAATATCAGCATGGGATTCAGACATATTCTTATCTTTCTTTTTACCCTTGACTACAGAATCTTCGCTATCTGGATCAAGATCAGGATTGATGATAACAATATTTTTATTCATTGCACGCTGAAAAGAATCATCATCTTTTTTCTCGTCTTTGTCTTCATAGACAGCAAGAGAAGCACGAGCATCTTTTCCAATGCGATCACGATCAATCTGCTTGCGCTGTCCACCATACTGACTATCATTTTCAATAGGGCGCACAACAGCAGTATTATCAAACTCTTTGTCGTTTTTCTCTTTATTCTTGCGTGCCTGATCAGACAATTTCATAAAGAGTTTTGTAAGATCTTGAATCTTTGTTGGCTTACCCTTTTCCATTGATTTTTTCCTTTTGTAGTATCGCAAGAACGCGAGTGTAGATTGTTTTATCTTTGGTTATCATATCGATCAAACGATTCAGCATCTTGATAAACATGGGCTGAAATGCACGATACTTGATGTGCTTTTCCATGTCACCAAACACGCGCTTATAGATAGCAATCTGTTGCAACGGTATAAGACCACGAAGATATAATGCTTCGAACTTACTCATATCAGCTTCAAAAAGCATGTCATGAAACCCTTCGACCTCATAACTATTCTGAAGCATACCGGAACCAAAATCAGAACGTGACGTTGATGAAATCTTTGAGTTGCCCTTTGTCATACGGGCTTTGCCGATTGAACGACTTTTGTTTTTGCTTACGAGCTTACGAATGTTTTCTGGTGTCTTACTTCCATCACGGAACAGAGCAGACATTTGTGAAACCAAACGTTGGTTTGTTGGACTATCATTGCCTGAGCCTTTGCCCATAATTTTCAATGATGCCAAAACAGCCATTCGTGAAGCAGCACGAGCATGTGATTGTGGTCCATGACCCTTTAGGTATGATGAGCCAGTTTTTGCTGATCTGCTTCTATGTAATCGTGTTCGTGCGGTATTCACCGAAGCTTTCATGCGATCTCGATGTGATCTATATCCAGCGCTTTCTTCAATGGTTTCTTGTTCGAGCTCAGCTCGTATAAGCATTTCTGTAATTGGCATCAATAGGTCACCAAGAGCAGCAACATTATCTGCTGCTAACTCTTGGATCGCTTCATTAATGTGCATTTGTCCATCGAAAGAAAGCTCGCCGTACTGAACTCCGAGGAGATTGGCCAGTGCATTTGCAACCGTAGCCCTTGCTATATTGTTAGCTTGCTCTCTGAGCTCACATTCAGTGAGCCCCAAGTCATGACGACACGCCAATTGTGTCGCCTGCTCAAGTAGTTGTCTTGCAGATGGTCCACCTTTTCTTCTTATTGTCATTGCCTCACCCGCAAAACTATTAGTATTCAGTACTATTTATACAAGTCCATTCTTGATAAGGATAATGTCAAATGAGCTTGTAAAACGTCCATTATTTGAACGCGTATCAATCTGCATGTCTATATCTGTTTTTTCTGGAAGTGCCAAAGGTACGCCAAAAGTATAGTCGTGCGTTCCACCTGTTCCAGCTACCTCATATGTATGAGCAATGCGAAATGCCACCCCAACTGTATTATATCGAACATACATATTGCCAGTACCATCAGCATTTTGCTGACAAGAGGTTGTCATGTGTGTCATGTAACCTGTGTGGCCATTTGGTATTGTATAGATGGCCATCAGGGTCTGGCCCATATCCGCACGAATGACAGCAATTGTTGTTCCACCACGAGATAATGTAATATCATTTGTATTGGTTGCACCTTCTGAAACATATGCACGAAATACACGAGCAAATGTACCACTGGTTGTTGCTGCACCGGCTGATATTGTTACTTCTTCTGAAAGATTATCAAAGTTCGTATCAAGACCTTCAATGACTGCCTTCTTGCCATTTTCAGCAACATCTGTAGCCAAAACAATCGTTCCTGGTGTAGCAAATGCTGTCCAAGGATATACTGTATCATCAACATCCCAAATCGTGCCAGTAGTTGCAGTTGACAAAGAATCAACTGCACCAAACTTATGAATATGTGATGTGCCACGAACAAGCCCACGAGCTATGTTCATGTACAAATCATCACTTGGAAAATAGAAACTGCTCATTTTTTGCTTCCTGATTGGATATCTTTTACCAATTGTTTGGTATCGACATCGTGTCCTTTATAATAAGCAGCAACACCGGCATGATCACCTGCATTTGCAAGCTTTTCAATGCGTGATGCAGAAACAGTTTTAGCTCTTTCGTCATCTGTCATTTCTGTTGGATGCTTGTTAACTTCACCTTCCTCACGATCTTCACCATGCTTATGAATAGTGACTTTATCGAAATGGAATGGCACATTGCCTTTTTTGTCAGGCTTTCCATTATAACGATCAACAAGTTTTTGATATTCTTCATGACGATCCGAACCCGCAACAATATGCAGATGCTTGACACCATGCTTATGAAAATGCTGCAATGCCGGAACAATACCATTGACATGTGAACCAGTTTCAACAGGATGGTCAAATAACTTTTGTGCCATTGACTTCTTTTGGTCGATTGATAGAGGCTGTGCTTTACCAGATAGACCAATTGTCATCTTTGCGCCGGCTTCTTTTGCAACTGATTTGCCTTTATCAATCAGACCCTTGTGTCCTGGCGTAGGTATGCGCATCTTACCAGGAACAAAGACATGTGTTTCGCCATAGTCATGACTTTCTGTGAGCCATTTTAGAAAGCTAAGCATTATTTGTCTCCTGGCTTACCAGCACCAAAGTTAGCTCGTGCAAACTCATGTCGGTTTATCATTTTTGTTGGTGTGCCTGCATGGTGATGAACATAACCTTCTGGTGCAGATGGTTTGCCTTCAATAGTCTGACGAACTTCTGATTTACCAGATGCAACATGATTATCCATTGTTCTCACAAGAGCATTCTTTGCATTTGTTACATGGTGATGAATCGCAAGTGCTGTATCGATATGTCCTTCGTTACCACTCAGATGATCATGAAGCTCCTGTGCCTTCTTTGCAGTAGCCTTTGCAGATGAACTGATTTTGCCATCCTTGCCTGCTTTCGGCGTTGCCCGTTGCGCCAGGAACTTTTGGTAATCCTTATGTGTGGCTTTATCATTTGATACACCATCACGAACACGCTGATTGATGAACATCTTGAGGTGTGCACCATGATGTTTCATTGCATCATCTGATTCAGGTGTTAGTTTATCGGTATGCTTTTTTGCTTCAGCTGCATGATGCATGAATTTCTCATGGTCAGCTTTATGCATAACCGTACCAGTATGATCGTGCTCATGACTAATATTATGCACATCCTCATGATGATTGAAATCACTTGGCTTGACATCATAGTTTGGTTTGACTTGGTCGTTCAATGGACCTTCGAGTCGTGTATGAACAGACACGCCAATCTTTGCTTTCTTTGCAGCTTCTGCGTGCCCAGAACCCCTTGCAGCAGAGTATGTAATGGTGTTTGGTGTATGACTAACACCACCATGATCATGATGTTCTACATCACCACCATGCATAATGTCACCCTGATATACACCACCATGCTTTGGCATAATCTTTGGTAGATGATCATATGCAAGTTTTAGCTTCTGAACAAGACCTGGTGCATGACCATGATTTTCTTCGATGTCTTTATGTGAGTAGTTAATCTTGGGCTTCTTATTGAAGACTGATTTTGTACCAACAAAGAACTTGCCGGTCTCTGGATGCTTACCAAAGAATACAGCAGGCGCACCATCCATCTTCTGTGTGGTATGATCACCTTCTTTTTTGCTGCCATGTACTGAACCATGCAGACTATGCAAAGAACTGAGTGCATTATGTGCACCGGCTTGACCATGATCAAATACACGATCCTCGGGATGCTCCAGATGTTTACTGTCTGAAGCACTTGCTTTCATTTCTGTGATGAATTGTTTGAATCTAAGCATTAGTGTTCACCATTGTATGGAGATTCGCCATATTTCTTTACTGCAGCGCCAGCTTGACCAGATGAATTGACTTCACCTGTGTATGCACCCGATGAAAATTTGTGTTGAATGGAGAAGATCTTATGTTTAGTACCATCATGATGATGGCCATAAATTGTTATACCAGATTTTCCATCTGATTTTTCTCCACCGGCTTCAGCCGAATAGTGGTGAAAATGCGTATCCATGTTCTCAAATTGTTCTTTGGGATCAGATACGTGTACTTTATCTTTCTTCTCATCATAATGTGCTTTGATGACAGGAAATTTCGTATCTTCAATTCCCATCATACGTTTTACGAAAGCACGTCTTGTATGATGATCATTCTCAGGATGATTGAATGCATCTGCATAGTGCTTCGCCATTTTTTTACGATGCTCATTGGCCGCGCTGAAACCCTTATCAACTGCATCACTAAATTTTGGATCATGAACTTCACCGGACTCATGTTGTCTTTTTCGCAGTTTGGTTTCGTCCTTTCTGTCTCCGACCTTTGTCGATTTCAATAATGGTGTGATATGTTGATCAACCTTTTCACCAATCTTTCGTTTCTCATCATTGATCTTATCAGTAAGTGATTTTCCTTCGGAATCTTTTAACTTATCGGTATTTAACATCTTCTGCATATCACCATGGCCAGGTGAACGTAATCCAGGATTCTTTCCATACTTCAAACTTACTCCAACTGGAATTTTATTTTTTCCATCATGATGTGTTAATACGATATCTGATGGGTTTTCTTGTCCTTCATCATGTCCAGTAGCACGACCGATATCTCCTGCTTGAGATGTCCATGATACTTTACTTCCAGGTTGACTTTTTGCCAAATCGATTTTCGTTTTGCCCTTTTTACCGGGTATTGTTACACCTTTTGTTTTCAGATATTCACCGATTGCACTAGCAATCTTACCAGAATTGGCTTTAACTTTATCATGCCTATCGTCTCCTAAACGTCGACGATTTTCCTGATCTGCCTTTGTCATTGCCTCAGGATCACGATGATCTGTAACTGGAATACCATGTTGGGCCATCAAATGATAACCGGTATGAATTTCAGCGCTTACACCTTTCGCATGATTGTGTGAAGCATCTTCAGAGATAAATTGTTTGAATCTTAGCATCTCTCATTCCTCAATTAGAGTGTTGTCAATCGATAAGTTTATTTATATGACATCACCATTCTATTGTCAATAAAAAAAGGAGGCCGAAGCCTCCTTTTTCAGTCAAATGTGACCAGAATTTAGTTATCCTCATCTCCTCGACCATAGAGATGTGGATGTGCGGCCTGGGCCTCTTTCCCATCACCATCGTGATAAGTACGAAGTGCCCCATGAAGATCTCGTCGATCTGTCGAATGAAACGTCATCTCTGGATTTCCATTTGGTGCTTTACCATGAAACTTAACCTTTACGCCTGGATGCTTGCGTTCTATACGTGCCTTGTATGCGTTAAGCTCACCAGTATGAGATGTATTTGTATCCATCTTATTGGTGGAGTGTACTTTCTTTTTTGGAATATTAAGTTTAGGGGGAACATATCCTCTCCGGTCTCTCGGATCTACATCGCTTTCGTCGTCTCTCCGGCCGGCGGCCGCCGGCCGGCGGTCTCTCGGATCTACATCGCTTTCAATGTTTTCGTTCAACCATTCGACGTATTTTTGGATCATAGACATATCTTTCTCCTTTTATTAAAGTGTCTATTCATCTATTTATATCCAGTCAGGTTTATTCTGTTTCCATACATGAAGATCAGACTTCGCATGGGTGTAGTAGTTACGATAGCTTGCTATAGAGTCACCCTCAACGATGTATTCTGTTGGCATTGCAGGAGTCGGTTCTGTGAATGGGCCATCAGGTATGTTATCGGGTGCATGATACAACTCATCACGTAGCAACTCATATGACTTATGGCACTTGCTATATCTTTGACCATACTCATGGGATAATGCAACGAAATGGTCATAGAGCCATTTATAGTTAGCACGTGACTGTCTGCACCATACAGATGATGGATGATTGACATGAGCTGCTTTGTAGAGCAATGAGTTACGAAACTTGTTTGGTAAAACCCATGCTTTTAGCTTTCGACCAGTTTTACTAAGCACGGTTGTTTCTGTGCCATCAAGAACACGATGTGCAGTACAAAGCATCTGTGCAGACTCAAGTGGCATCTTGACGACATGCTTATCAACTTGCCATTGTGCTGCTTGCTTTGGTGACTCGGAAATATAGAAGATGTTCATTCTTTGCTATTCCATCCGTCTTTGAAGCCATGATAGTAACTTAAAATCATGACAGGTATCACAAACAAAACTTCGGCACGAACAATGTCTGATACTAATAGATGCAAGGCTAACCATACGAGAGTATATAATATAGCATGACAGAAGCATGCTATAAGTGCAGTTTGAGTTCGTGTCGTCATTTTATCCTCCAAATGTGATGCGATACAAGTTTTTTTCTCAATCATTACAGTCATTATATACAGAAAAGGGCAGCTTGTCAACTGCCCAGTTTCTTCAATGATTTCAATGACTTAGATCTTCGGACCAAGCATGAAATGTGGCAAAGGTCCTTCAAATGCTCCCTTTTTAAGTTTTTCGAGACTGGCCAGCGCTTCGAACTTACGACGATACTGTTCGACAATACGAGCAGAACCATCTGAACTATACTGAACTACACAATATCTATTCTGTACTTTTTCAATCGTCAAATGTTCCATTTTTCTCTTCCTTAATCATCCACTTCAGATCTGCACGAAACTCAGACTTTATTTCTCTAATTTCACGAAGAAGATTATCGAAAATCATGTCACGTTCTTCAATATCAAGATCACCAACCCCTGTTCCTGAAGCACCATCTGTAACAAATGATATCACCTTATTCAATTGTTCCAGGCGAATTAGCTTATCATTCAGTTTATGAATAACTCTCATTCATCCTTACCTTTGTCGGATTCATCACGAAGAACCATGAGTCTACTAATTTCTCTCATGGTATTCATTAACTTCCAGACTAGACACAAAAAACCACCTATTGATGCACCAAACACAAAGACGATTATAATATCTGTTATAGTCATGTCGTATATCTCCTATCGATAATAGCACTATATCATAGCAACAAACCATTGTCAACCACTTTATGAAAAACCTTTGAACTTATTTTTCTTGAAGGTCTTTGAACGATCGTTGTCAGCTTCACCAAATGCTGTGCTATCCATCAATGGCACATCCTCTTCTACACCAGAACCCATGACACCAACCTGATATGATGAGTCAATGTCATATAGACGCATCTTAGAACGATCAACACCAATCAAAAACCGTTTGTGTGTTGATGGATCACCAAAGCGATTCTTGAGTTGCTTGACCATAAGCTGATTTTGCTCATCGAGTTCTTCTGTTGAAATCAAAGCAAGCATGAAGTCAAGTGTCATCGGTAGACCCATTGAGTCTGATGTGTTATCGAGTTCAATATCACTTGAGTTGACAGCGTCACGGTTGGTTTGTGTTGCAGTGATGATAGGAACATCAAACTCAACAGCTAGGCCACGAATCTCTTCTGCGATGGCTTTAATATAAGTATAGCTGTTGAAGTTCGATCCTGCCTTGATCCGTGCAGAGGTGCATAGGTTGATGTAGTCAAGATAGATGACATTTGGTACAAAGTTTTTCTTGACACGTAACTCATTCAGAAGATGGCGAAAGTGTCCAGAGCCAACAGATGCCGGTGGAAACGACTTAACAACAAACTTGCCCTTGGTTGACTCACGAACCTTATCAACTTTACGCTCAAACTCATCACGTGACAAATCCATAAGTTCATCTTGAGTAACATCAAGCAGGTTTTGGTCAATACGCTGTGCAACCATTTCTTCTGATAGTTCAAGAGAAATGTATAG